AATACCCAAACAGTTTATCGGTAGCCTGTTTGGGTATTTCGGCTTTAAAGATAATGCCTGTTGTTGCGCTTCCTATTGCGCTGTCGAGGCTCTGTTTAAACAGTTTTTGGTTGTAATCTTTTTCTGCATTTTCATACTGCGCTTTCAGGTCGTTGTACATTTCCTTTGTGTTCAACAGTTCAAGCGTAGTTTGTTTCAGTTGTTTGGCGGTTTCGGCATCTGCGCCGCCCTCGTCAATAACTTTTTGCAGACGGTTTTTTTCGTTCTGCAATTCCTTGATTTTGTTTTCGTATTTTTCGGCGTTGTCGGCTTTTTCCTTTAAGAGCCTTCCAACCCTTGCGGCGTAGTCATAACTTTTTTCTGCGCCGTCTCTCTTAATACCTGTCGCCTCAAAAATCGTGTTGTCGTAGCCCGTGTGAACTTCAAACAATTTTTGTCCGATGACGGTATTTTCGTCATTTTTGCTCAACTCTGCTATAACATCTATCTGCTCGTCTGTAAGAGCGGATAGAGCCGTTTGAGCCTTGATTAATTCTGTTGTAAGCATAATTCTAACCCTTTGAATTTGTTTTTGTTACTAATTATTTTTTGTCGGGTCATGCAATATTTCTACTGTATAGCCCTGATTTTTTAAGTCTCTCAAAGCCATGTTAAAGGCTTTTATTCCAAACTTTTGCTCACGGGGAAAACTTATCTTTTTCCCTGTGCGGCTATCGTATTGTTCCACTTCGATTTTGACGTGGTACAGTTTTTCTTCGCCCGCAGGAACTTTATAATTGCCCTTTGGAGGCGATTGACTGTTCATTTCTGACATACTCTTTAAATTTACTTGTTATTAACTCAATTTTCTGTTTAAAATCTCTCTCTGACGCAAACTCAATAATGTTAATCTGTTCACGTTCAAAGCGGCGCACAAGGGCAGGAAAATTCAACTTTATCATCAATTCCTCCTGTGATATAAGTCCCTTTTCGTACAGGTTCATCGCTTCGGTGCGTGCCAGGTTGTTCATCGGTTCGAGTTCGTTCAATATTACCATTCTTTGCATCTGCAAAGGATTGTTACGTGTTTCGGTTTCTGTTATTTGCGTTCTTAAATTCTCTAACTCGGCTTCGCTCAACCCCGCTTCCTTTGCTTTTTTGTATTGCTCTGTTAAAGCGGCGGCGGTCAGCGTAAAAAACTCTGTGCCGTGATTTATTGAAGCCGAAACAAAATCACTTCCGTAGCGCAAACGGCAACACGTGCTATCAACAAACTGCTGCGCTTCCTCAAATCCTTTTTTGATACGGTTGATTACTGCGCTTTTGCTTTCATAATTTGCTTCTACCTGCAACTGATTAACGGCTTGGTCGTTAATAATCTCGTTATCAACGCCTACTACCGCTGTAATGATTTCCTGCCGCAGACGTTCATATTCAGTAACGTTATAATCTAAACTTGCTCTGTCTATTGTTGTTATGCGGACAGGGTTGCTTAAATCGGGCTGACCCTCAATAGGCGTTGGCACTTCGATAAACGACCCTGCGCCAAACAGTTTCTTTTCGCCGCACTTCGGACAGGGCATTAGTTTACCGTTTTGCAGCACAACAAAATGACCTTTACCGTCTTGTAAGTATCCGTCCTTACAATGTTCGCCTGTGTTTGCATTTTCAAAGTCGCAAGATGATTTTTCGTAGCCCGAATAGATAGGATATGAGCCGTACAAATCTAAATGCTTCTTACTGATGTAGTAAAACAGAAACTTGTCTAATGACTCTAACTCCTTGCTTAACGGGCTTGCTTTTACATCAGGCTCTTTAATGTTCAACTCTTCATTCCAAAAGAAACGTGCAGGACAATAGCCCAAATCATGCTTATTCTCTAACTTCAACGCCCCTATGTCGTTATTCTTATTTTCGAACAAGCGGTAACACTCATCATCAATAACGGCGATAGTTTCGTTATCCTGATTGAAAATGATGTATTGCATAGTACCGTTTTCGTTTGCTCGATAATCAATAACGTTGTCTATCGTCAGCCAATAGAAATAGGGCTGTGGAAGTCTGTCGGTCTGCTTTTCGGGCAAATCGACAATCAAAACGCTGTTTATTTCTGTTTTGAAATAACGCCACCCCTTTGACTGCCAAACATTCGGCTCGTTGAGTATGTCCTGCCTGTAATACTCCCAATCGTCCCTGTTTTCGGGGTTGTTAAATTGGTAGTTATAGGCAGGGTTGCGCCCCTCAAAGACTTTGCTCAACTTGTCGAAAATAACGCCTGTAACTTCATTTGTCTTAACAGGAAATTGAAACAACGCTTTAAACACCTCGTATTTATCGTGGGGAATAAGGGCTTGCACCGCTTCAAGAAAATCGCATGAATATCTTGAAGAGTGGTCGGGTTTAACAATAACTTCGGCGTGGAACTTAATCCTGTCCTGATGGCGTATCGCCTTGTTTATTGTCTCTCTGTTTTTTCTTTCCCGAATCGCCGTTTTTATTTCCTCGATGTTCAAGCCCATTGTTTACGAATTGAAAGTCTGAATTACTTGGTAGTTCCCAAGCGCAGTTACTTAATCTCAAAATGCGTTCAGCATGGGACGCTTCGAGCGTTTCCGTATGGTCGCTGCCTCGTGCTTTGAGCGTAACTAACGTTGTTTTCGCTTCCATGATTAAGCCGCTTTTAGTTCGGTTAATGGATTGAAATTTGGCACAAGAATATCAAAGTTATCTGACCAATTTGGCACAAATGACCATTGAATTACATTGCCGTCAGGCTCGTTAAGTCCGCCGAAAGTTTTGTCGCCAACAAAGAATGAACGTAACGGAATAGGCGACCACGTTGTTGTTGCAGGTGTGCCTGACGTTGTTTTTATTGCGCCAATTCGACCGTGTTGGTCAATTAAGTAAACTCCGATGTTTTCACAGCCGAGTTTCTTTAATTCTTTAATAACGTCTTGTGTTGATTTACGGATAACGCCTGAAAAGGTAGTTGGATTTGTTCCAACAATCTCTTCAATGCCATCAACGGTATCGTTACCGCCGCCAAAGGTAATAGGGTCGCCTGCTTCCGTTGTCGGGGCTTGAATGTAGGGCGACACAATCATTTTCTTTCCGTCAGAGGCGGTTAGGTTTGTTTGCCACGTAGCGAGTGTGCCTGCTGTTGTGCCTGAAATTGTGTTCAACGTTGTTCCGTTGTACATTCTTTGAAAAATAACTTTTTGTATCTGACCGAAGTCTTGCGGGCAGTCGCTAACGGGTATCGTTGGTAATGCTGCCCCTAATGGACATTGACAAATCATAATTTTAAATTTTAATTGTTTGCATTACCGACTAACCCTCTGTCGGATAATAAATATTTTGCGAAGATACGTGTTATAAATAAATGTGATGCAAAATAATGCAAAAAATTAATAAAGTTATTCACAGTATAAATAATTTTATTGTTTTTACGTATTCTAATAGCCTGATAATAAAGTAAATCCCCTTTTTTGAGGGGATTGATAGTGGAAATGCGCAAAAGCGCACTAACGCACCCTTACACCCCTTGCGGCGTGTCGTCCTCTTTGTTCAATACTGCCTGTTACGGCATCGGGAGCGTCATCGGTCTGGTTTCTGCCTGCTTTCATGTAGTTTGTCAGGTGTTTGTGGAAAATTGGGTAGTCCTTATCCCACCCCGCAGGAAAGTATGTAAGGTTTTGCACTTCTGCGCTGCGGGTAAATATGCGCACTTCTTTATTTTGTGATTGATGAAACCACGTGAAGCGGGTGCGGTGGTTGCCCATAATGCGGCATTGCGCCTCCACGTTCCTTGCGAAGCCCCTGCCGCCGTTGTTGCTTTCGATAATAGCGTATTCGATACCGCCTTTGGTAAGGAGTTCGGCTGTTTTGGTTTCGGTATATTGCATGGGTTTTTGAGTGTACAGGATGTCTGTAACAAAGTTTCCTATCTCTGTTTCGGTGTAGTTGATTGAACATAAAAAGTTATCGCCTGTGTCGGCTGTGTCTGTATAGTTTTTTTTGACTTTTATTTTTGTGTGTGGAATTATATCATACGTTTTAAAGCCTGCTTCATACATCAACCCCTCTAACGGCTTGGGATTTTGCATATATTGCGTCTCAAACACCCACCTGTCTAATTCACGCTGTTTTTTCAGGTTTTTGAGCGATATACGCCGCTCCCACAATGCCCTTTCGGTTTCTAAACCCTCGTCTATTATAGCGGGTATCTTAATAACGTCCCATTTGCCGCCCTCCTCTATTGTACCTTCCTCTTGTATTAAGAAGCCGCAGAAGTCGTTCTCATGGACACGCTGCCCGACAACAATAACGGGTGTGCGCTGGTCGTTTTTGCGTGAAATCAGGGTGTTTGCCCATGTGAAATTAACCTTTTCACGTATTGTTTCCGAAAGAGCATCCTGTGTTTTAATCGGGTCATCAATAATCATTGCGCCTGCAAAGGTTTCGCTGTCTAACTTGCCACAGCCGAAGCCCATTATTTGCCCTAAAAAGGGAGCAGCATACAGTACTCCGCCCTGTGTGGTTACTATGCTGCCTTTTGCGTTATTAGCAAGTATTGTTTGAGGGAATATTGCTTTATACTCCTCGCTGTCCATTATTTTTCGTATATTGATGACGTTACGGTTTGCAAGAGCATCAGAACTTGAAAAGTGCATGAACTCGCAAGCGGGATTGAGAGCAAATGCGTAACTGATAAGCGTAACAACCGCTAATTCGGATTTTGAATGTCGGGGCGGGATATTTATAATAACGTGATTAGTCGGGTGTGCGTGCTGCAATATTTCGTTCAGTTTATTGCAGATTGTTTCGTGATGCCAATTAATTAGGAACTTCTGTCGGTTGGCTACTGAAAAGAATATTGTAGAAAAGGCGAGCAGGTCAATATTCTGTGTTAGATATTGGCTGTAATGGTAAAGGTATTTGTTCCACTCCTCTTTAAGGTTATATTTACTGCTCTCTGCACTCATTCATAAACTCTTTTAGGAAGCGAGCCGCCTCTTCGGGTGTAGATTGGTTTACGATATTGTTGTTCAGGTCTATTTCCTGCCTTTCGGTGTAGCCACGTTTTTTGCCTTTGGTTTTTAGGTAGAATATAGTAGCGGTAATGTCGTTATTCTTAATACTGCTATATAGTTTGGATTCTGCAAAATCTATGGCGATGTTTTCGATGTCGGCAACGCTTGCGCTATATTCGGGGTCGGTTTTCAACCAATGATAGTGTGTAGTCCGTTCAATCTGTGCTTCATTACAAGCCGATGTAACGACACCGAGCGTTTTCTCTAACGCTGCTAACATCGCCTTTTTTTTTGTGTTGAATTTTGTTGAATTTTTTGCTTTCATAATCAACAATTTACTGTTTTGAAATGTTAAATTTTTACAAAATTATGTTTTTTTTGCAAATGCTTGCCATTTTTCTTTTTTTTCCAAAAGAGCCTGTATTTAAACAGGCTCTTTATAATCATCTTCCGAAAAAACGTCTTACTGCTCCCCCAATGCGTCCTACCGTTCTTCCTACCGCTCGCGTAAAACGTCGCCATCCGCTTGTTCGTGTTGCCATAATTTTGATTTTTAAATTGTTAATACTAATTATTCTTATATTTTATTGCCCTGCTTTATTTTTAGTTGTTTAACATAATGCGGTTCCGGTAACGATGCCGTCATTTTAATATCAATTCCGAAATGTTTTGCTATTTGATAGCCGTCTATATACGTTTCGCCCTCAATATCAACATCTTTAATATGTTTCATAAATTCGTCTTTGTCTCTTTTATTGCCGAACACAACAACCGCATAATATTGAGTGTCGCGCATATCTTGCATTTGTTCTTGCTGCTGTTTTTTTGCAGCCTTTGAACTCAATATTCTGTCTGCTTCGGCTTTTAATTGCTCTTCAACGTCTTCAATCGAATACACGTCTTTCATGTCAATTTTTTCAGGCATAAAATTATTTTTAAGAACTTTGCTCATATTTATATTTTTTTACAATTTTATATCTAAAAATTTCTGCGTCTATAAGCGGAAAATATTCTTTTATTTTTTCATAGTCTTTCGGGTAATACTTTTTTACGCCGCAAGTAAAATGATATGCCAGCCCGTCCCACGATATCCCGAAAATATCATAGTCTTTTGTCAGCGGTATGTTATTTTTCTTTAAATAGTCAAAAACATCTTGTTTTGTAAAGTATTTCGTTAAATAGATTATTTTATTTGCGTGGTCAATATCAGGTTTTTTTGATAAAACTAACCGTCTATTAAGACTGTCAGCCATTTTCATACAATTACAATCGTACTTAACATCTTTTATTTTATTCGCATTTAAGTACATCTCGTTCATCATTGCAAAACTAATTTTACCTAAATCAAATTGGCTAATTGTCAAGCCTCGTTCGTACGGTTGCCAGTCTTGATGATTTATGTGGCAATACAAAATCGGGTGCGGCATACGTGCAATTTTTAACCCAAAGAAATCTTCATACATTTTCAGATTATCCTCGATAAATTCGAGGTTTGGCACTTGGTAAAAGAATATCGGGTAGGGTTTTATGCCTGCTTTTATCAGCATGTCAAGCCCAACAACGCTGTCTTTGCCTGTCGAAAAGCCGATAGTTGCTTTTCTTATACCAATTTCGTATGCCTTTTCTGCTACATTCATATTTCTATTTCTATATTACATTTAGGGCATGTTATCATTTTCTTTGCCCTTGTTTTTTTACTTTTTTTAGGATCGGTTTGCATTTCGTCATTTTCTTCATCGTCATTATTTTTGCTAAAATTATTT